AACGATACCTACCTCCTGTACATTTTAACAACCATTCAGAATAAGGTTCCTTACAAGATAGTCTATCGGTTAAATGATGTAATACATCTCCATCTAAAAATATTGCTACATGATTAAGTCCAGCACTACAAATAGACATAAAAATTAAATCACCATTTTCTAATTTTTCATCTGGTCTAAGTTTTCTAAATCCAGTTCGCCAAGCACAACTTTCAAACATTGGATTATCAACAAACTCATCATGTGTTAGAGGTCTTTCCCAATCTCTTAATTCAATATTTTTTGTTTCTTTATACCAATCTCTTACTAAAGACCAACAATCGGTAACACCCCAAACCCATTGCCTTCCAAGTAAAGGTGCTTTATAACCTGATGGTTCAAGATAACCCCATTCTTCTGTTTTTGGATTGACAATATGCCACGGTAATCCACTGTCCTCGCAACTTACTTTATCTGCCTGACTTGGTATTGGAGGATTTAACGGATGACTATGTATTACAGCAACAATATCACCTGTATTGTCTGCTTTAACATAATCTTCTGGATTTAATATAAACTCTTGATGGTTGGTTATAGCTAAATTTTTACAAGGGTAATATCTTTTCTTACCTTTAATATTTAACAAAAGACCAACAGATTCTTTTGGATCTTGGTCTTTCGCATGAAGTAACGCATCTTCTTTCCAATTCATGAATTAAACGTACCAATACTAGGAAATAACGCACGAGTACATTGACGTTTAGGCGCTCGGACACCTGCCATATCAATAGCACCGCTTAGTTCAAACTCTACAACTTCTCTAGTTTCTGCTGACTTTCTATCTATTGTAAATACTTGACGTTTAAATTCTGCTGAAGGATCGGGTGTTCCAAGTGGATTTGTATTCTCTGAAAAGTTAACAGCATCTAAAAATCTAGCCATAGTTCTTATTCTTGTGAAAGTTGCCCCAGTAAGATCATTACCTGCTGTTATCTGATTTACACTTACTAAAATAGATGAAATTAATCCTGTCGCATTACTGACTCTTAATTTAGGTCTTGGAAGTTGACCCCTTTGATACGCAAAGCCTGTAGCCTCAATAGGAAATCTAAGATATGAATTACCTGCGAAAACTATTTCACCATTAGCATTTAAGTTTGATCCTGCATGAAATCTATAAATAGTATTTGCTCCATGTAATGCTGTGTCTAGCTGTAATACAAAAAGTTCAATCATCGCTGAAGGGTTTATTTTTTGGACTTCACTGAAAACAGGATCAGTACTCATGGTTCAAATACCTCAGTAAAGGTAGCTTGAATTGTAGCTCTAGTAGGAAATTGCATATTTTTATTCCAAGTTGTACATTTAAAATTCATCGAAGTAGATTCATTTGGTGGTGTATATGTAAAACTTGCACCATCTAATGCACGAGCATCAAGGAAACTTTCTATAACATCACTTTCCGATTCAGATATATTTTTCCATATAAAAATAAACTCTTTTGGATTTTGATGTTCTGCTAATCCAAAGACGATCCTATGTTCAAATCCATCGGCAAATTTTACTACTCTTACTTTAGGTTGTGATTTTTTTCTTACAGGAAAACTAGGTTGAGGTGTTGTTGGAAAAGCAGCCATTATGCTAATAATCCTCCAGGTCTTTTTTCTTCTAATAATTGTGATTGTATAGCAGATGCTAATGCTTCGCCAAGAAGCCTACCATTGTTTTCATCTCCTTCTACAGACGAACCTGACGCATCTACATTTACAACAATATTACCAATGCCACCACTAGTTGCTTCTACTCCAAGTTTTCCATCTCTACCTCTACGCAAAGGCATGATTGCCTCAACCCCAGATTCTCCTGCCAACGCTGCCCCATCAGCAAGAGGGAAAATCACTGGACGTTTAATTAGACCACCTTTTGCATAAGGAACGATTTTGTTATTTGCAATTATATTGCCTAATGCGTTTCTATTTCTACCTTTTTCTATATCATTTATGCCTTCCATAATCTTTGTAAAATCAGGATTCACAAAATTACTTATATTAGGTGTATTACCACCTCTCCTTCCCATTTCTATATCATTTATACCTTCCATAATCTTTGTAAAATTAGGAGTTACAAAGTTAGAAACAACAGGTGCAATATTTTTAACTACATTGTTACCACCACCACCACCACCAAATATATTTTTAAGTCCTCCTGTAAGTGGAGCTATTATTTGTGACCTGATAAATATTCTAGTAATATCATTTATTATTGATTGTGCTAATTTTCTAAAATTTAGAGTTCCTGTTTGTACAAACTCAACAAGACTATCTTCAAGTTTTTTAAATGTATTTACAAAAGAATTTGCTATTTGTGAATTAACATCTTTAACTGAGTCAGCATACTTATCTAAAATAGATTGTGCCTTTTTAGATTGATCTTCAGTTAATGATGGTAAACCTTCTGTTTTTGTATTAGATCCACTACCTCCAGCTTCGGGAGGTTGTACACCAAAAGCAATCTCTCCTAAGAGTTTTTTATCTTTTTCAAAGTTAATTGCTAGATCTTGAAAACCTTTACTAATTACTTTTCCTGCACTAGCAAAATCCATGTCAAATAAATGAACTAATATTCTTGTTAAATCAACTACAACTCTTACTAATGTCCTAACAAGAGCGACTGTAGAGACTAAAAACCCACCAAAAATCTTAAAACTTTCAGTTAAAACAACAACAGCCCCTTCATTTCCTTGAAAACCAAGAAGAATTTCAGAAAATTGCTTTTGCAAAGCAGCACCAACAGGGATTAAATCTTTACCTATTGTTATTGATAAATTTTGAAATTGAGTTTGTAATCTTTGACCCGCATCTGCTGATGAATTTGCCACCCTTTTTGCTGTCTCTGCAAAATCAATATTCAACTTTTCAGCAAATTTTATAACTTGATCTAATCCAACTGTTCCATCTCTCAAGTCTTTTTGTAATTTCTGCAAACTACTACCATTCGCTTCTGCAAATTTTACAACTGCTCCAGCCAAGCGTTCACCCAGCTGACCCTGCAACTCTTCTGCCGACACCTTACCTTTTCCGAATATCTGACTCATCGCTCTTATGGCAGATTGCACATCTTCTGCATTACCACCTGTAGCTTTAATTGAGTTAGATACACCCTCGAAAACAACTTTTGCATTTTCAATAGAGCCACCCGCACCTATAACAGAAGCAGCTAAAGTTGTAAATTGTTTAGTTGATGCTGCTATTGGCACATTTAATGTTTTAGATGTATTAGCAATTATTTCTAAACCTTTTTGAAAATCTGCTTCTGTTTTAACAGCACCTCTTAAGGCTATTTCTAATTTTTGTACTTGTGATGCTTGTATCGCAGCTTGTCTAGCAAACTTAACTCCACCTGCTACTGCTGTAATACCCGCACCAATTCCAGCACCAGCAACTCCACCTGCTATTGCACTTCCCCCTGCTGCTTTACTAGCAGCAGCACCAGCAGTAGCTAATCCAGAAATAGCTGGAGGTATTCCTAATGAACTTCCAATAAATGCACCAACACCTCCAATAGCTGCTGTTCCACCAGCACCTAACCCAGCAAACATTCCTTTGCCTTTTTTAGCTGTCTTAGTAAATGCTTGTAACTTTGCTCTATTTTCATCTATTGCTTTTCCTAACTTTTTAAATTGAGAACCACCAATTTTTACTTCATCTCTAAGTGCTTTTAATGTTCTTTCTTTTTGTTTAAATTGATTTATAGTTTTTGGGACAACAGCGATTGTTTCCTTGATACCTTTATTTAAATTTTTTATTCCTACTTCATTTAATGGCTGAAATGCTTTTGATAGTTGTTTTAATGAACGTGTTAAAGTCGTTAGATCCTCTAAACCTGTAACATCAAAATCTAAAACAATCTTTCCTACTTTTTCAGCCATTATTTTTTCTCCTTATTAATCTCTACGAGAGCTACAGATTCCATAAGTTGTATGCCCTCTAGCATTTCTTGACGGTTTTCTATATTGTAAAGGTCAAATAGTCCACCAGCAAGCAGTAAGACTTCATATTTTAAACCTATCATACCTCCAAAAGAACAATTCCATTGTGTAGTCATTCTTAAAAACATCATAACTGTCTCCCAGTTTTCTTCTAAAACTTCAAACTCTTCTTTTTCTTCTAGTTGCTTCTCTATCTGAATACCAAATACTTCTGCATCTTCAACGGTTTCATCTATAACTTGTTTGCTGCCCGAAGCCCAATATAAAGCAGCATCAGTTAGTTTTTTACTTGTGCATTACTATAAAAATCTTTAAATGCGTCAAGTACACCCGCTACAAAATCTGTATCTTCAGCAAATTCTTTTAATATTGCTTGTGAAAATTGTATAGGTGTCCCATCTTCTTCATTTACATCTTCCCAACCTACTAAAACTTTTTTTAAAGCATCATATTCACTAGCTTCTTCAAAATTTGTAAGTTCAGTTCTTGATAATCGATTAAACTTAGCGGTAAATTTTGTAGTTTCAAACTCGCCTACTTTTGTTGTAGATGGTGTTTGTACTTTTACAGGCCAAGAATAAACCTTAGTTTTTTTTCTTACAAAAGCCATAAAATAAACAATATATGTTTCTATACTTTAGCTAGGAAGTCAATATTTAGTAAGTATCTATGTGTAAGTTATTGTAAGCTCATCGTTTGCTGATGATGGTACTAATGTATAAGGAATTTCTAACATTTGTATTCCATCCTCTTCTGCATATGCAACGTCACCAATATCAGCTTTTGTAGAAGATACTTGTACCTTGTTACCCGCAGTTGTTCCATGTAAAAATGTTAGGTTTCCTGTTGTCTCAGCAAGTGCAGCGGCAAAGTAATCCTTAGTTGCTAATGGTATAGCTTCTATTGAAACAGAACCAGTAATATTTCTATTAACTAATAATGTTTCTTGAGTACCACCAACTAACTCACGATAAACAAGTTCATTACCTACATCTAAAGAGATAGAAGATAAAGCACCAGAATGTGATAGCAACTGGAAACTACTTGTATTACCTTGCTTAAATATTAAAGGTGTTGCTTGATCTCCATAAGTAACTGATGGCAATGCAGAATCATCAGGTGCATTGTATATACCTTGAAACGTAAAATCAATTGTAGGTATCTCACCAACAGATCCATTAATCACAAAACTTCCTCTTGCACCAACAACTTTGTGTCTAACACCATCTGTGTTGTAGTGAATAGTAACTGAAGAAAAACTTGTTGAAACAGGTGCATACACCACATTTGTCCCCGCACTAATTGTTTCACTGAAACCACAAGCTTTGAGTGCATCTCCGTATCTAGGTGCTGTGCCTGCTGTGCCACTTCCTGCAAGCTCTACGCTGAAACTTACCTCGACATTTGTGTTTGCAAGTAGTTGTTGAAAAGCTCCTAAAAACGGTCTTACAACATCTCTACTTACAACATCACTTGATTGTGGTGTGATGCTTAGATCTCGCACAAGAACAGCATCAGCAGCAACTACACCTGGATCTGATCCATAGCTGCTTTCTGCCTCAATTAGAATTACTCTTTTTCTTGTCAGTAGTGCCATCTTTAGTTACCTCAGTAGGGGGTTCTGCTTTTTTAGTTTGTTGTACTAGCTTTGCTTTGCCAGTTTTAGGGTCAAGTATGTAAGTACCGCCCTCAGTTGGATTTTCATTTATCATATTAAACAATCAGGGTTAGTAGGGTACAACTTTTATTATAATTCATGTGCTTAATTTGTTATATTCTGTTCTGTATTGTATTTCATACTCACAAGTTATTATACCTGCGGGTTGATCTGCATCTAAAACTTCAAAACTTTGTGTTGATGGTTGTATATCTATAGCTAAACCACCAAGAGTTGTATTAGTTAAAATTTTAGTATGTAAGCTTTCAATAGTAGAATCAGCTATATTTTCTGGAATTTCTCCTCTAACAACTACAACAACTCTAACTCTTAATGTCCAATCAATTTTTAGATATCTTGCATTATTTATATTAGGTGTATCAGTTATAGGTTCTAAAACTAAAGCAGGAGACTCAGATCTTGTTAAAGCTGCGACTCTAGATCTATATATGCGTGTTCCTACTCCTGTTGTACCTGTTAAATTTGTTTTTATAGCGGCTAATATTTGTTCTCTTTTGCTTGACATTTTAAACTTTTGTTAATGAGAGTATGCATAATTTACCGTCATCTATTTTTTTCACACTACGAACTTTATAATTTACAGTGTTTACTGTTAAGGTTGAATCAAAAGAAACACTTCCTAAATCCGAGGTTTTTGCAGTAAGTTGGTAATCAGTTGTCAAAATGACTCCATCTGCAATCATCTCATCAGGCTCGTCTAATATTCCTTTATAAGTTGCCGAACTAAAAACAACTGTATCTTGAAAATCAGAAAAAAATAAATCTAAATCTTCAGTGAATGCCATAGTAAAAAGCCCCATTATGGGGCTACATTTTTAACCGTATTTTTTAGCTGCAATTAATGAGATTCCATAGACAAAAACAGGTGATGATCCACCTACTGTTTGCACTATTTTAATAAATCTCTTGCACTCATCTTTATTTACTTCAAGAGTCTGTAAAGATGCTGAGTCTGTAACTTGAGTAAAAGCTGCCCCAGACAAGTCTCCGTAAGTACCACCTGTCTCATCTGAGTCTTGGACTTTAATGTCTAGAGTTGGTGATGAACCTGTACCTGCTGCACAGTTTAAAACTAGCAATACATCTCCATCAAATTCTTTTAAATCAATAGCACTTGATGTAGCTGTAGCTGTTACAGAGGCAGAAGCTACTGCTGCTGTAATATCTAGTTTTTCTAAGTTAAGTTGATTGATTGCCACTTTGTTTTTCCTCTTTTTTAGGGGTAGGTTTTTTCTTTGGTTTTGGCTTTGGCTTCTCTACATATTCGATTGCCTTGCCACTAAGAATAAGCATACGAGCAACATTATCTTCTACTTCTATAGAAGAGCCGACACTCGTAGGAGTGCCAGCTATCATTGTTGATCTAATTAACTCAACTTTCATATTATGTTGCGAAACAGAAAGCAGTTGGTTGCTTGATAGCAAAATCTACATCTTGTAGAGCCACAATCTTAACTGTGCCACTACCCGCTTTTGTGATTGTATCTACTGTTAGATCTAAACCACTCCACATACCAATACAGAACTGGCTGAAGTCTCCGAACAAGGCATCGTTGTTAACAAGCTGATTTGAAACAATAACTGGATAGCCATTAATTTCATTGTTCTCGAATACGAATTTGCCTGTGTTTGAAGCAATCTCTGTACTCTTTAACGCACCTCTAGCAGAAGCATTAATGATGTAGAACATGTTTGCTACATCTGCGTTTGCGGCAGCAACATCTGTCTCCATTCCAATATATTCGGGAAATGTACCGAAAGTTGTAAGTGATTGTGTTCCTACACCTGTTGTATCTTTGATACCTAATGGTTGGTTTGAAGAACCTGTTCCATAGATAGCTGCATTGTCTAATTTAGTAGAAATTACTCGAGCTATATCATCTCTAATCATACTTTCAACATCTATAGATGATTGTAGTAATAATCTTCTAGTAAATTCAACCACTCCACCAACAGTTTTTGGTGTCATGTTCACTTGGTCGAACGCCTGCTGACTCTCGGTAGGCTCAGATCCTTCTCCCACGAAGAACCCTGTCGCTGTCTGAGTCATTCTTGGAATTGCAATGTTACCAGAAAGTCCTGTAAGCATTGTGGGATTCGCTGCCATAACAGCCATTCTCTTACGAAGAATGTCTATAAATGAACCAGAAAGTAATTCTGTAGGAACTAAGTTACCACCTGCTGTTGCAGTACCAACATTCAAGTCTCTTTGTAAAACTTCGTTTGGAACTAAGATGCCATTTGCTGGCTTGTCATAACGCTTAGATGCTTCGTCTGAAACTTCTCTTTCAAATGCAGCCGCTTCTTGTGCTGATCTGTCATTTGGATTTGCTAAAGCATTTAAGGCTCTTAAGAAAGAAAATCTTTTAACTTCTTTCTTATCCAAGCCAACTTCATTTGATGTCATGTCTGTTGAACGGATTGGTGTGTTGTTTACATCTGCCTTGTTTTTAACAAGATCAAGAATTGCTGCTCTTGCCTCAACAACGGATTTGTTGCCTTTAATAAGAGTCTCAGCAATCTCTTCTGCTCCATACTCACCAAACTCACGACATAATGAAGTGATTGATGCTGTACGAGCATTGTTTTCATCAATAGCACGTTGTACTTCGGCTTTGATATCGATTTCTACGGATTTCTCCGTATCAACCGCAGTTTCTTTAGTTGATTCTTCCATGTTACGAACTTTGGGTGATGCGGAATCTTCCGCAGAGATAATCTCCTCTACAGGAGATTTACCTTCTATATTAATACTATTACCTTGAGAGGGTTCAATCAAACTTCTTCCGAAACCAATTGTAGGATCTGCTGGAACAGTTACAACCGATAATTCATGTACTGACCATGATCGAGCTAGCATTCCATCTTCAGTCTCATCAATGTCATTAATAGAATAACCAAAAGATACACCTCTAATTACTCCATCTTCTACATCTTGTAAAACCTCCGTGGCTAATTTGTTTCTTGAGAAACGAATTTTTGCATAGCCGCGCTTGTCCTCTCCGATATAGGCACTCTCAACTACCCCTATCGGTTTATCCATATTGTGATTGAACAAAACTGCACCGCCATCATTAAGTCTTGATAAATCAGCAGCACCACGTTCATGGCTTAAAATTTCTTTTCCAAAATAACGATTTACTGGGTACTCAGAGCTGAAAGGAAACTCAAATGTTCTTGACTTAACATTTTTAAAATCAGTAACTTCTTTTCTTTGCAATTTATCATCAGCATCAATGCTTCTAATAGCTGCAATCTTTGTTAAAGCACTAAATCTATGACCAGCGAAGATATCAGTCTCCTCACCATTTCTGTAAACCTGTATTAAGGCAGCAGGGTCATCAGCAGTACCATTTATTACAAAAGAACTACTAGGAACATCAATTTGACCATCCCTAACAATTCTTGTAATTTTACCTCTAGCAGTACCACCACTAGCATTCCAGCGAACAAAATCGCCAGTCTTTAAAGCATCTGGTGCTGCTCTGTTGTCTTCAATAGTTTTTTGA